CATGGTTGTGCCAACAGGATTAACTTCGTTACCTTCGCCTAGTTTCATGTCGGCTACAGCTGCAAAAGATTTGCCGCTGTCAATTACAAAACCAAGTAAATTAAATAATGTTCCGGATGGCTCCTTGTACGGTAGTGTCATAAGAGATGCACGAAGATCACCAGCTGGTGCGTCCACATCTCTAAACTCGCCCGGTACTAACGGCTGATCATCATCCCGTATCCTAAGCCCTCTAGCCTTGAAACCTGCGGGTAAATTGACGAGGGTGCCAGCGTCGATAAGTTGTCGTAATACAGAGGTTGCGGTTTTTGTGAGACCACCGAGCATATGGATAAGACCAAAACCATAAAAACCAAGACCTGGCAAAAACTTATAATGTACGAAATATTGTTTTTTAATTTTAAGCGGATCAGTCTCATTCCAGTTTCTTCGTATAGATAATATTTGATTAGAGTTATCCTCTATAGTTACTATGTAGGGCAGCCTAATTCCAGTCTCTTCGCCTGCCTCATTGGCATCCTCAAATCCTGGTAGGTCTAGATCGACATGCATCTCTAACAGAGTGTAGACATCGTCTTTGGTGTACGTTCTTTGTTTGCCATCTAGTTCGTCTATTTTGTCTTGAACTTCACTTGGATCGTCTGAAGATGGCTCACCTACTTCTATGTCACGATAGAAACCTGACACTTGAAACTTTCGTAAATCGTTAGACATCATTTTTACAACGTGTGTAATTCTAGAACACGTATGAAGATCTGTAGCCGAATAAGGAACCACTAAGTCTTCTGATGATACAAACTTAGAAACAGGTCGCCCTAACGTATTATCAAAATATATTTTACGGAACGCCGAACCTGATAAGGGAAGATGAAAAAGCATTTGATCAAGTTCGGGCTCGTATTCCTCCATGACGTGGGTAAGTTGAAAATTCATAAATTCTTTGACTCTTTGAGACTGTGCTTCTACTTGTGGATTGGTCATGCCCATAATCTGTGTTTTAACTGGGCCACCTGCAGGAAATAATTCTTTGTAAGATTGTGCTTGAAACTGTGTGACAGACTCTGCAAGGAGAGGGTGAGACACACCAGAGGCACCGGGAAAAGGATTTGTTCGATCTTCATACTGCATACCTAATAGTTCTAATCCCTCAGCGTATGTAGAAGACCAATCGCTCCTTGATTCCTTGTCTCCTTCGTATGCGTCCGAGAGTTCTCTTGCAATCGTGCTAAGATCACCATCGCTTAATTGTTCTGCCAAGTTTTCATTGTGTCCGCCCATCATAGGCTGAGTCGCGCCAAAATTTATCGTGGCTCCACCATCAGCATCAAGCTGCGGATCGCCTTCCATAATATCTACTTCTTGCGCTCTAATGTCGAACTTCATTTGTTCTTTGAGAGGCATGTCTCTATCTATAGCCATGTTAAGCCACCATTGTTGGCATTACGTTTTCAATGCCCTGAGGTCTTTTTCTTATACGACTAATAAAGTCTTTATACTCTTCAAAACTATTAATGTTTTCTTGTTCTAATAATTTAATTCCAGCCTCACTCTCTACCATACTATCGTACATCCTACGCAACTCATCGTCATCTAATTTAGTTAACGCACCAGACTCTATAATTTGTCTAATTGCTTCAAACTCGTCTGTTTCCATTCTTCCTTCTGGATCGTCAATGAATGGAGGTGATTTGTATTCATCTTCGTCATCACCTAGCCCAGCCATCATTGAACCGAGGCCTCCTTTAGAATCTCTTCGTTTCATCGCAGACGGACCAAATAATATTATCTCCGCTTCTTTTTCTGCATCTTCTCTTGACAACCCGCCTTCCATAAGTTGTTTCATTAACATTTCCATTTCTTGAGCAGGACCGGGTATTTCTACTGGTCGCACTCTTCGTCCGTCTTGAAAACCAATACGACCACCAAACGCTTTAGGAGTTATAAAACCCATCATAGATAATTCTTGGTCTATCTCTATTATTTTGTCTCTATCATCTTTATTTATAGCTTCTTCTCTCAGAGCAAGAAGTTGTGTAACTCTGTTTTGACTCATGCCCACTGTACGACCGTCTCTTGTCCCTGAACCAAAACCAATACGACCACCGTCTTGAAGTCGACCTCTGCCTGCTTTTTCTTTTTTTGACATTAAATTCATTATGCCTGAAGTTCCAACTCCCGGACTTATAAAAGGTAATATGGCATCAAGTAAATTGTTTTCGCTCTTGTTTCTTTTAAAGTTTCGGTCTAGCATAAATCTTTTCAAGAGATCGTCTTTATTCACTCTTTTCAACATTTCATTTTTATTGAACTCTACAACTTTTTCTGCCTGCTCTCTTGAAATGCCGTACAGATCTATTAAATCTTCAACACTCAACTGTGATAAGTCCATCGTTGCAATAGATGGTCCTTCTCTACCTTTACCTCTTCCAAAACCTTCTTCTGCTCTGCCTGGTGTTCCTCCTACAATTCGACTAGGGCCCATCGGATTAATAAATTTTCCTTCAGGGGTGTAGAAAAAATCTGGATATTCTATGGCGCCTGGCATGTTAGTTGGAAGCTCTGTTTTAGGACGAGGACGAAGAAAAGGCTGTTCTGGAAAGTTACGAGGTAAATCTACACCAAGATTTTTTAATTTATTTTTTAAATCAGTTTCGGCTCTGTCTGCACTAAAAGCTTCTGATGCTGCTCTACCCGCTGTTCCGATTCCAATGTCTCCACCAAAAAGTTTTAAAATTTGTTCTCCGATTGTTGACATAATTACTTTGCCTTTTTACTAGAACGTTTTACGCCCTTTACCTTACCTTTGTTAATGCTAGCATAGAATACAGTCTTTCCCTTCTTTTTACCATAAGTTTTTTTCATGGACTTTAGAATCTTCTTGCCTTTTTTATTCAACGGCATCTAGCTTCCTCCAAAACTCGTCAAGAGCGTTATGTTCGCAGTTTTTACAGTCGCAGCCCTCAATCTTGCAAGAGCCTCCATTACCACAATGACAGCTATGTTCGCAGTGTTTACACATAAGATCGTCTAACATCTCCATCGTTTACGAGCCTGACGTAGTCTAGAATTAGGGTCTTTAGCAGCTTTTGGAAACTTTTTCATTTGTCCTGCACTTCTAGCACAGAATGATTTGCGTCTCTTTGCAGCCTTACTCCCAGGTTTGACCTTGCCCGTAACAGCTGTTTTTAGTTTAGATCCTGGATTATCACGGCGATATTTAGCTACGCCTGCTTTAGTCATACCTGCTCCAGATTTGGTAGACCTAAAGTATTTTTTAGTTTTTGGCGGTTGTTTGTCCCTTTTTCTTGCCATGTTTTCTTCTAATAGCCTCTTTGCCTTTTTTAAAAATATTAGCCACTTGTGATTTGCCCATCACTTTAGCACGTTGTTCACCGACTGTTAAGATTTGTATTTTGCGCGCAAACGGTTTAGAAACCTTTTTGACCTTCGCCACAGTCGCCCTGGCGTCTTTCGGAGTCGCGAACTTAATACGTACAGTGTCCTTCGGATTTTCATCTGTGTATAGTCTCCTCCCTGAGCCTTTTGGTTTTTTACCTGTTCCTACTTTTGGATCTTTTGCCATTACCAATAACACCTTTTAAAGTTTTAGCTTGACCCGCATGTAGCTTGGATGCTTTTTTCAAACCCTTAATAACTTTTTTAACTTTTGCTTTGTTTTTCTTTTTTAACATTTTTCCTCCTGTAGAAACTTGTTTTCTCATTTGAGATCTATTGATCGTCATCAGATAATACCAAGTGATTTATAATAATTCCTAACTGATGGATTACTAATACGTCTAGATGTGCCCTTACCCTCTGGTATCTGCACATCAATAAAACTACCCATGTAGCCTCCTTCAGCTGCCTTTTTTCTTTTCTTGAATGTTGCAACGTTTGTTGGTTTACCACCGACACCTTGTGCCTTTGCACGTTTACGAGAGACAGCAGATTTTATTTGACTCTCTGTCATTCGATTAGCTTTTGCTCTTGGTACACATTTAGGATATTTTCTTTTGGCGTCCTTCTTTTGTTTCGAACGTCCACACTTTGCAAAGCCTCCACCTTTTTTCTTGGAGCCAATGTCAACCCAATCTTGCTTGAACCATTTATCTAAACCTGTGTGACTAGGCATTTTATAAAAACTTAGTTTTCTTTTTTCTGTTAGGCATCACAGCGCCACAGCCTTTTGCCACACGACCACCATTTTTTAGTCCTTGTGCTTTTAGTCTTTTTGTTGCTGCAACTAAACCACCTTTAGCTTTTTTACCACGAAAGTCTTTTCGTTTTACACCTGAAGGATCTTTAATTTTACCTGCACATATTTTTGATGCATATGCATTTGCATATGCAGATGGGTACACGTCAAATTTTCTTTTAGCTGCTGCTTTTCCTCTTGGACAAAGTTTAGTCATTATTTTTTCCTCGCAGTTTGTGCAGCTCTTTTAAAATTAGCTGCGGTTGGCGCGCCCTTGGCTCCTTTTTTTCTCATCTTCTCTTTCGAGCCAGCCTTGATTCTAGCTTTCTTGGCTGCGATGTTTGCGTATAAGCCTGGGCGCTTTGCCATTATTTTTTAACCTTACCACCACGCATCATTTTTTTCTTGGCCATGCCTCCACCCATCATTTTAGGTTTCATCATTCCGCCGCCTCTTTTCATAACGCGTTTTTTCTTTTTAGTTCTTTTCTTCTTAGCCATGCCGCCTTTTTTCATAGCTTTCTTTTTAGCCATGCCGCCGCCGGCCATTTTCTTTTTAGATCCTGGCATTGCAGAGTCCTCCTTCTTTTTCTTTTTTCTTTTAATTACACCTCGACCGATCAAGATGTCCTTAAAAGTTGTTTTACCATCTCCGGATAGATCAGGAAATTTTTTCTTTCCCATGTCTGTATCTCCTATAAGATTTACGTTTTAAAACGGTCCCTTCATAATAGTCTGAGGGCCAGTGATTATAATAGCCAGTCTTTCTTAAATTGTCACTAGCTTTTTCTAGTTCATCAAACTTTTGTATCAAAACCATCATGAAAGTGTTCTCAGCATCCCAGCCGTCCTCTGGCTCTAAGAACTCAACCGGCTCGTCTTCGTCCTCATCGTAAGGATGAGACGCCATCAGGTATATGTCCTGTGGCACAAAGACAAGGTTGTAGGCGTGTATCATTGCAGCCAGCTCTTCTACCTCCCACCGTATATCATCGCAGCCAACTATGACTATCTGTATATCTGGCTTCTTTGCTAGCTCTACACCCTCCAGTATTGTATCCAAAAACTTATCGTGGTCGTGGCACTCTAAAACTCTGT